TCCCGATGCTCGCATTCCTTCGATAGTCGTCAAGGATCAAGGTTCTTGTGTTTCTTGATACTGGCCCATATGCACTCAGTGCAGGCCCTCGACGGGAAGCGGAGACTGGCCCATCTGTCTCTGACGCATAACAAACTTCGCCATGGCTGGGCTGCCATGGTGGGAATTTCTGGGGAGGGGAGGTTGATTGACCATAGATCACTCCCTCGGGGGTCCTGTCGAATGGACCACCGAGCCTTGCCTTCACAAGTCGCTTACGAAGCGGGGTTCGAGGCCCCGTTGAGAGACACGTCGTACGTCGCCCAAAGGTAGCCAAGGGTGACTGCGCCAGAGATGCCAGATTGAATCCCGGAGGACCAGGCCACTTGGGCCACTCCTACCGTGGAGGTTTCAAGATGCTCCGCTGCTGTTCCTAACTGGGTCAGGTACTCAGGCAGGCGGTTGAGCAAACTTCTGGGGACTTCGAGGGCGAGGGGCTGGTAAACCGCCCCCGTCTTCGCGTCCATGTTTCCAGAAGACTGTGCAAAGGTCTGGGCTGTCGCCCCCGGATCTGAATCGAACCAAAGAGCGACTGTTCCCGCAGTGGTTGTAGGCATGGCAGGTTGAAAGACAAGCTTCAGTCGATTGACCTTATACTTGTCGTACAACGCGCCTAGCTGTCCAAGCCAGGTTGCTGAGGAAAAGCCGCCCCCCGTGCCGAATCGGAACGTGGTGGCTGCGCCCCCTGCAGGGAAAAGACCCGACGTGATCGTAGTTTGGAGGGTTGCGATGATTTCCGAATTTGTTACTCGGGCACCACCGCGATTCCCTGCCACACTTTGACCAGCGCCAGGGCTCATCACGAGCGTTTGGGCGTCTTGGGTCGTGAGAGATCGCACAATAGATCTCCCAGCGGGGCTGTTCTTGCCCTGCTTCGTTTTCTTGGACTTGGTCATGGTTACTTTTCGTGGACACTCTCGAACCATGTGAAGAGAGGACTGTTCATGAGGTGGGCCGGGGGTTTGCACCTTGCCTTCCTAGTGCCATGTGTTCTTGTACTGGTTGCCGATAGCCTTCGCAAAACAGGCTAGGAGCACAATCAACAAATGGTGAACTGTTCAGACAAGGGAGGCGGCGTGACTGCCCCCCCCGAGACTCCGTGCAGTCTCTCGGCATTCTGTTTAGCACGTAAGTCTTTACAGACGTCGGGAACCCCGTGTTCTGCGGGCCCATCGTCCAACGTTTTGGGTCGACCGTTTCCGGCCCCCACCTCACCCACTTGGTCATCCTCCTCGAGGTCGGCCGGCGAATCGAAACGATAGTAGGGGAGCAGGCCATATTTCAATGCCCTCTCTAGTCCCTTCTGAGAACCTTTCGGCATCCTCAGACGTTCGCTCGCCTCCGTTGCTGGTCGGACAGGATCAATCAACCGATCATCCCTTGGTCTCAGGAGAAGACCCTCCTTGAGCGGTCGTTCCGCCACGTAGAGCCAACGAATCTTGTTCGTACAGGCGCGTGTCCAGATTGCTCCGGCCCACTCCCGTTGCTCCTTCGTCACGTGAAACTTCCAGCCCACAGGAGGATTCACCCCCAGTCCACCAACCGAAATGGGGAGGAAGAGATTCCGTCCCCTCGTTTCCTTTTGAAGGTCCTTCTTGTTGGCATTCAGGACGAACTTCAGCACTTCTTCCTTCTTCCAGTAGCAACCTTCGAGAATCTCGTTGATTGATGCTGAAATTGGATGATCTGCCAGAGGATCGTCTGTCCCTACTTTGCCCTGGACCTTGTGCTTGCCCCAGATCAGGCCGGTGTTGAGGTATCCCACTTTCTTCGGATGCGACGGAATCTTGTCCGCCGAATGCCTCAGATCATAGTGCACCGACACCGAGTTTACGTTAGCGTACGTTGGGTGGATGTACGCCTTGCCAGGAGAGAACTCCAGACCAATCCTTTTGCCCATCTGTTGATGGAGCTCCCATTCCGCGTGGCTGCCGATGTACAACATGTCATCGCCATTCACGAGGACGGAGTCCTTCACCCAGTGGATATTGGAGTGACCAAGAGACCGACTCTTCACAAGGAGAAACAGCCCATAGTTCGCCAAACAAAGCACAGGGAACGAGAGAATCGAGCCCATCAGCTGACCGTTCTTCTGGGTAACTTCCTCAAGTTGCACCAGACCGTTCTTGGTTCTTATTGGAGGGTAGGAGATCTTGTGCGGTGCCAGCACGCCTCGAAGGAGGTAGTACAGGCCGAGGTTCCGCACCGCGAGCTTGTGTAGCAAGCGGTCCATGATTTCTCCCGAGAGGCGGGCGGAAAGACCATCCGTGGCCGCAGAGTAGTCAACGGAACACCAGTTGACGTCTTCGCGGTCCCGGAGCCATTCCCGCTCCCACTCACTCCTCAGATCCGACAACATTGTTGGACAGAACGGGGTCCCAATCAGCCTGAAAGGCTTCATCTTCCTCATCCGACCATGGAGAGCTTGCTGAACAGGTTTGCCCAGGTAGTACTCAACGGAAGGCCCCTTCGAAATCGTGCGTACCTTGAGCGGTTCAAGAACCGCCTCGACGCGCGCTTCCAAAAGAGGAATCCCATCGGCACACCTTGCAATGGACTCATTGATCAAGTCCGCAAGCTCTGCCCCCTCGACTAGCCGCTCCCGAGTCTCTTGGAGGGATACTGAAGTGAGCTCCTTGTCCTTCAGATGCGGCCCCCTCCTCTCGTGGATGGAGTGTAGATCTCCTTCGTCCATCAGCTCAGTGTGCCGAATGTGCGTGCGGAGAAATCCCGCCTGCCCCCCCGACTTCCTGGTTCCCTCGAGGCTTGCGTTCAATGACGCTTGATGCCTCTCGTTCCCCGGGTCGTCGAAGAAGCTGGCAAGATCCTTCGTGATGCCATCACACAGCTGCCGGAGTATTGGCTCTAAGAGCGTCATCAGTTCGTCGATGAGCTCGTCGTGCTCCGGACCACTAAGCGGGTCATCTTTGGCCATCTGCGCGCGGTGTTTCTCCAAGTTTTCAAGAACGATATCGGAGGAAACCGTCGCTGCCGAGCGTTTTGCCTGGAAGAAAGAGAACCAGAGGTGCGTATTCCGTTCACGGAAAGCCCTCAAGCGTCCTTTCGACCAGCGAAGCCAGGAACCCTTCGGGGTCCACTCGACATCCGGCGCCGGAGGCGGCTTGTTTGACAAGTAAACCGCCATCGGGGCCGCGAGCAGGTACTTTGCCCTTTTGATGAACGTCGATTCCTCCTCCACATCGAGATAGTCAGAGGCCTGTTGATTGAACGACCTCACGACTTCCTCGGGTGCGTTGTGGTGCCTTAGAACAAAAGAGACACCACGGAGCAACTCGACTACCCTTTCACGCCTTGGAGGCCTGGGTTCGGCCTCGCCGGGAACGTCCCGGTCGATCGTCAGCCCTTCCTTCATGGTGTACGTTGGAAAGACCTTAATTTCAACGGAATGACTATTGCGCGTTCGTCGTGCACTCCGCCTAGCCTGATTAAATGGTTC